TATCGAAGGCGACCTCGGGGCGAGGAGCGCGAGGAACGTACTTTCGCCGCGGCGACGATCACCGGCTGCCGAAGAAGATCGAACTAGCACGGTCTGCGCCGGATCCGGGCGTTACGTGGCTACACGAACTGGGGCACTTCATAGACAACATCTACGCCCGGTCGACCGACGCTATCTACGAATCCATGCGGGCAATCAACGCGGCAGACGAATCTGTGTTCAAGGCGTTCTTCCGGGGTTATGGTGAAACCGCGCAGGCCAAGGTTCTGCTAGAGCAGCTGAAGCTCTATAAGGACGTCGCGGAGACTGGACTCACGACGAGCGGGCGCTCTTACGCGAAGGAGGCCGCCGAGCACATCGCGTATCTCCTCCGCCCGCAGGAGATCTGGGCACGCGCATTCGCGCAGTTCATGGCGACGCGCTACGGCGGCCCGGTACTGCGCCAGGAGATAGAGAATACGCTCGCGAGGGAGGCGGGGGCCAACGCGCTCCCGTCGCAGTGGGCTGGCCGGGACGCCGAGAGGATGATGGACGCGGTCGAGGCGGTGCTACGCGACCTCGGGCTGTTCGACTCGGCTGTAGAGCTTCCACTCGTCGGCTCCAGCGACCTCCGGGAAGTCGTCCCGCCAGGGGGCTTCTCCGGCGGCGTAGGCGGCGAGGTACGCCCGCGCGTCCCGTTCGGTCATCCCGTCTCGCTCGACGAGGGCGGCGACGATCTCATCGTCACTGAGGCCGTCGATCTTGGCCTGCGCGACGTTGTAGCTGACGTGAGGCATTCGCCGGATTATAGCGATGGGCTAGAATGGAGGGAACATGCCGGATCCGACAGACGGAGTAGAGGAGATCCCGTTCGACGTAGCGGACTGGGGCGACCGGGTCGTGGCGCCGCTCTGGGCGAACGACGCGGAGCGCGAGGCGTGGGCGGCGGAGACGCAGCCCGACCCGGAGTTCCAGGCGCTCGTGAAGGAACAGCAGCGGCTCCAGAAGCTACGTCTCGGCGAGTAGCGGCAGGAACCCGGCCGCCGGTAGGGGTACCCTCTGGGGACGACGGCGACCCAGGAGGCATGATGAGCGCGACCGAGACAGAGCAGCCGCAGGAGGAGACGACGACGGGGGCGGCGTGGCAGAGCGACGTCGCGTTCGAGGGGGTCTCCACTGGGGACGGCCGCTTTATCGTGGCGGATGCGCTCGGCTGGCGCGACCCGCCGCTGACGCTGATGGCGATGGTCGAGACACCCGACTTCGGCGGTCACGCCGGGGCGCAGGTCGCAGGACGCATGGACGAGTTCACGAAGACGCCGAAGATGATCGACGGCACGAAGCTGCCGAAGGGCGTGCTGTCCGTACTGTCGTCCGGCGTGTTCGACGGCGGCGAGTTCGGTGCCGACATCGAACGGATGGTGCGTGAGCAAATACTGACTGGCGTCAGCATCGACATGGCGATCCACGAGTGGGCGTTCCGCGACCCGGACTCCGGCGAGATCATCGACCCGGAGACGGCGGACGAGGAGACGTGGGAGCGCGCCTTCATGGGGGAACTGGAGATGGCGATCACGAACGGCGAGATCATGGCCGCAACCGTGGTGCCAACCCCGGCGTTCGCGGACGCCAAGATCGCGCTGATGGCGTCGACACGGTCATTCGGGCACGCCTGGCGTGCGAACGAGACGGCCGCCGAGATGTACGGGATCCCCGAGGGGACGCTCTGCTCGACGTTTCACGCGAACATCCAGATCCGTCCGTCGCCGACGCCGCTCGTTGACCTGCCAGACTTCCTCGTCGCGGCCGCGTCCGTGCCGGTGAAGCCGCCGCGCGAATGGTTCTTCTCCCGCGAGGCCGACCGGGCGACGCCGCTAACGATCACGAAGGACGGCCGCGTATTCGGACATATCGCGACGTGGCAGTCATGCCATACCGGCTTCATCAACGGCGCCTGGTCGCAGTGCGTCACACCGCCACGGTCGCATACCGAGTACGCGCACTTCCACGTCGGCGAGATCCCAACCGCGGAGGGTGACCTGATCCCGATCGGGAAGCTGATGATCGGCGAGTCGCACGCGCCCGGCACGGTCGGACGTGTCGCCGCGCGGGCGCACTACGACCGGACGGGAACAGTCGGCGCGTTCGTACGGGCGCTCGACGGCGTGCACGGGATCTGGGTCTCGGGGGCGCTACGTTCCGGGCTGACGGACGAGCAGATGCGTGACCTCCATGCGAACCCGCCGTCGGGGGACTGGCGCGACGTCGACCGGAACCTAGAACTGATCGCGGCGATCGCGGTGCCGGTGCCGGGCTTCCCGATCCCGCGCTCGCAGCTGGCGCTATCGGCGTCAGCGGACGGCGAGATGTACGTGTCGGCCCTGATCCTGTCGGGCGGCGTCGACGACGTCGGGTTCGGCGCGGAGGCCGACGTGCTCGCCGCCGAGATCGACGGTGGGCCGGAAGCACTGCATGCTCTGATCGAGGGCTGACGATGGAGATCCCTGAGTGCCCCGGCTGGATGACGACGCCGGAGGCGACGCCGACCTTGCGGACGATCACGGTCTATCCGCCGAAGCAGACGAAGCGGCCGGTCGGGTTCGCGCCGTGGCCGGAGCCGCCACGGAAGAAGAAGAAGAAGCGCAAGCGCTGAACGTCTCCGTCGCGATCCAGCATCATCCCGACAGGGCGCACCTGATCCCGGCCCTCGTCGAGGCTCTAGGAGGCTCTGAGATCGTCGAGGATCCCGATCCGGCGTCTTCCCTACGCTCGCCATATCGGACGTATACGGAGGCTCTGAGACGCACGCCGGGGGATGCTACGCATCGACTGGTCGTCCAGGACGACGCGACGGTCGTCGAGCGCTTCCGCAAGCGGATGCTGGCGGCGGTGGCGGAGCAGCCGGACAGGCTGATCGCGCTGTTCGTGCCGGGCGCCCCGCCGCATCGAGCCGCCGTGCTCCGGGCGGTGAAGGCGGAGGAGACGTGGGTTACGTTGCCGCCGACGTGGATCCCTGCGGTCGCGCTCGTCTGGCCGGTCGGTCATGCCGCCCGGTTCCTGGCGTGGGCCGACGCGAAGTACGACGCGTCTCGTCGCGGCGGCGACGACGGCCCGATCGGGATCTGGGCGCAGTCGGTGCGCGAGCGGGCGGTCGCGCCGATCCCGAGCCTCGTCCAGCACGAGGATGTGCACCCGTCGCTGATCGGTCGGAAGGCGCAGGCAGGCGTGAACCGTGCGCGTGTCGCCGCGGTCTTCGACGCTTGACAAGACCCCCAGGTCTGATAGAGTTGGGGGTGCCAAGAGACCGACTCCCGAGGAGGAGACGATGACCGGCCCGAGCGACTTCCCGGTGCTGCTGACCCCGAAGGTCGCGATCCGTACGCGGAAGCAAGGGTTCCACGTCTGTCGTGTTTGCGGCTTGGCGGTGGAGCCGCGGAACAGCCGCCGCCACCACGCAGCCTGTCAGCGGCGCAAGCGGGAAGCGCCCGCCCTGTGGTGGGAGTGGTTCTACGACATGCACGACATTCCCGAGCACCGGCGCCGGATGCTGCGTCGCGCCTGAAGGAACGGGGAAGCGAGCGGGCCGTCCCTCGGGGCGGCCTATCTCGTTCTTGTGGCGGGAATCAGGTCGGGTCGCCCGCCGGTCGGAGTACGATGCGGGGCGTGTCGAAGAACACCGCGCTCCAGGCGACCGTGACCATGTCGGTCGACTATCAGGTCGCGAAGCCGACATCGACGCCGCCCGGGTCGACGACGAAGGCGCTGCCCGCCCTCGTGTCACTGGCGGGGCCGGTCACCGTCACGCCGGGGATCCCCGACTAGCATGGCCGACTTCACGTTCAACGTCGCGCTCGGCCGCGAGATGGAGTTCCACTCGCGGATCATCGCGAACGACCCGGCGAACAGCGCTTACGTGCTCGTCGTGCTCGCCGCGGCGGGCCTCGGCTCCGACGCTGACCTGAAGGACGCCGACACGCTCGCCGCCGTGCTCGGCCTCGCGACCGAGGTCACGAACACCGGCTACGCCCGCAAGGTCATATCGGACGCCACGCTCGTCGCGTATACACTCGACGACGTCCGCGACCGCATCCTCGCGAAGCTGCCCGTACAGACATTCGCGACGATCTCCGCAGGTGACAGCTGGTCGAAGCTCGTCGTCGGCTACGACCCCGACACGACCGGCGGCACCGACGCGAACATCGTGCCGGTGACCGCACATGACCTCCGCTATCAGAACGCCGTGGTCGTCCCGAACGGGTCGAACGTGCTCGTCGACCTGTCCGCCGGATACGCGCAAGCGCAGTAGAACCGCCGCCCTTGCGGCAGGTTTCTGCTTGACGGCGTCCGGATACTGGAGGGGACAGTTCGGGAGCGTGGCGCCTGGAACGCCGCCCGCTCATAGGGGCATCGGAGCCTAGAAAGCCTCCCTCGCCCGTCCCGGCAGGCGTTCGTACGGAGGAGGACAAGTCGTGGTCAAGCTATTCCCCGACGCACCGGAGGATCTCGCGGCACTCGGAGACGAGCAGCTGGCCGACCTCCTTGCGTCGTTCCAGGACATCTCGCGTCGCCTGCGGGCTGGCGAGATCGACCTTGCCGAGGCGTTCGGTGAGGAAATGACCCGCGCGGAACAGAGCGCGGAGGCGATGACTCAGTGGCGTGAAGCCGCAGAGTTCGTGCAGGCGATCAGGGCCGAGCAGGCCGCCCGGACGGAGGCGACCGATGCCTTCGCCGAGGAGGCCGCGGAGCTTGACTCGGCGTTCGGTACTGACGAGGCGGCCGAGG